GAAGCCAATCTGCTGGCTGACTATCGACGTCTTACCGATAGCCAGCGCAGCCATACAAGCGAATCAATCTACGCAATGGCCGAGATGGCCGGGCGTTTCAAGGTGAATGGCGACAAGTAGATCGCCGCACTGGATGTTGTTCGCCGGCCATGGGGGCTGGCGTTTCATTGGATGAAAGGGGAGGGAACTCGATGCGCGATGCATTCGAGATGTTGGTCTGGTTTGGCTCTTTCTTCGGTACCTGGTACTGGATCGCCTCTAGATTCCCAAGACACCGTCGCTGGTTGGGCCGTCTTGCAGGTATCCCAGGGGGCGCTATTGCGAGTTTTGTCGTTGTTAGCGTTTGCCTATCACTGGGAATTTTCAAGCAACCGGGCAGCGACCCGGGCTTGCTAACTCAGTCTGCTGGAACCCCCATCGCAATCGCTTCCGAGGACGCCCCTCGCCCACAGCAGTTCGGATCTGTAGGCGAGATGATCGAAGATCGAGCCGATTTTTCCGAAGAGCTGGGCACATTCAAGCTGATATCAGCTCACCCGCTGCATATCCAGCTGGCTGCTCAAGTCGTTGCGAATGACTTACCAGAAGTCGTCCTCTCTGAAGTCCAGCGCGCCGCTATTTACGGGGTGTATCGCACCCTGATCCATACCAACGTTGACAAGGTGCGGGTAACGGCGGTGCCTATGGAGGTGACGCTGAATCCCTGGTCGGGCCGTATGCTCAAGTCGCCCATTGTTGACTTGGAGGTGACGCGAGCTCAGGCGCTGAAAGCGGTTGCTGCGAAAATACCGGCCGAGGCGCTCAACGATTTGATTGAAATTACCGCTCATTCAGATTCATGGGCCAAGCCTTTTGAGGGCCTGTATTACAAGCCTGAAGGCCAGCAGGCTCTGATAAAAACGCTAAGTAAGCATTAATTCTGTCTCGTTGGGATTGAGGTTTTTATGTCTGATTGGTTTGAGAGTCTTAAGTCGGTCGTGACTGAGCGTGTCAGCAGTCCACTTATGTTTGCGTATGCACTTGCCTGGCCGATCATCAACTACCAGATTGTTTTGATGGTTTTTTCTGATGCGAAAGTTTTGGATAAAATCGCTTTTGTCTCCACTCAATATGGAGGGTGGCAGGGGCAGCTTTACTATTTGGGCTGGCCACTTGTAGTGGCATTTGTATATATGCTTGGAATGCCTTGGCTGTCTCACGTGAACTTGGCCTATACATTTTGGCAAGGAAAGTTTACGAGAGATATGAGGCTTAAGCATGAAAAGGCGATAATGATTAGTGAGTCAGAACGTGATGAGCTGATTAGCAACCATCGTGAAGAACTAGACCGTTTGCACACTGAGTTAGGACGGAAGGCCGCAACCTACTCCGATCTGGGACGTCAAAATGAAAGCTTATTAGAAAGGCTGGCTGAAGGAGAAGCAAAGATAAGCTCTCTTAATAATGAGGCTTCTGCTTTAGCAGAAAAGGTTGCCGGTCTTGAGGCTGATAATAAGGCGCGGACAGAAGAAGTGGATCGTTTGGTTGAAGTGGTTGAGTCGGAGCGGGGCATTACCGAGAAGCTCAGAAAGGTTCTGCCTGGACTGAAAATTTATGATGGTTCCACAATAGCGGTAGATAGCAGCGATGATCTATTGCGCATAAAAGAAGTGCGGGGTTTTGTTAAGGATGCAGAGCGCCACTTCTCTGGTATGCCGAATCAAAAATTTAGGACTTCCAGTTTTAGTTGAGAACTTGGTGTCATTTTAAATCTGCATCATTCTTGTAGTGGAAGAACTTTTCAGGGAAGGGATTTCCTAATGACACTTGTTACTTTTTCTGCTTGTCTGCTCACTGCAGGCATCACCGTCAGCCTCACCCTTTGGCTGAGCAGTGACGACACTCCCCCCGTACCCAATGTGCTGATTCCCGAGCGGCTCGTCGACCATGTTGGCGACCAACTGGTGATGATGGGCGGCTGGATCTCGGAAGAGTGGCATCAGCCACCTGGGCGCGCCGCTATAGAGATTCGCTGCTATCGCGAGCAGCAGCTCTGCACCGAGGCCGTGGCCACCATCTTCCATCACAGCAAAGGCTCCGACCTGGAGGCGCAAACGTATCTGTACCAGGTGACGGACTGGACGGATGCGCGCGTGCAGGCGGTGGCGGCCGGCGGGATGGGGGAGTGCTTTGACCGGCGCCTGCAGCTCTACCCGCAGCACACTGATGCGCGCCTGGAGTGGGGGCCAGGTGATGGCTGCGAAGGGGGCAGTGGGTCGGCGATGCTGATCGGCGACGAGTGGTTGGAATAACCTCGCAGATTGGTGGAGAAACGCGACTCGGCCGTTATGGTGAATTGCTCACTGCACAACAAGGAGCATGCAGACGATGAGCAAGGGTTTCGAGGCTGCGGGTAGTCAATCTGGGGAGGTTGCGCAGCTTGAGCTGGATACGCTAACCGTGTGGGAACTGGAACTTTTATTACTGCGCGATTTTAGGCGACTACGGGATGGGCAGCGAATATATGTCTGCGAGTTGGTAGCGGCCATGGCAGAGCAAATGAAGCGAACATGACGAGGAACCCCGGCCAGGTGCCGGGGTTTTTTGCAAGGGCTTACTTTGCTTCAGCGGCCCTCAGTAAGGCGTCATTGATATTCGATAATAACGCGTTGATTGATGCCGCGATATTTAGGGCGGCAGAATAATTTTCATCAGGAAAAGCCAGAAATGCTGACCCTAATATAGTCATGATGGATGATAAGATAATTACCCCTGAACCCTGCCCCAATATCTTAGGTAACGTAGCATTTTCATGATATCTAAGATTGCCAAAGCAAATATCGAGGCGGACTTCGGTTGTGCGCCAAAGTGCTCTGAAATCTTTTTCATCATCAGTAGATTTTTTCTGTAGCTCGTCGATCTGACTTTGCAAGTATCCAACAGGATTGTGATTGTTTGCTCCCATCATTGCCGAGGTATGCTTAAAGCTATATGACTCAGAACGATCAACCTCTTGGATGAAGTCGCTAATCTTGAGCTTATTGGCTTTGGCTGCGTTTCTTCCGTTTTTGATGGCCTGCATTATTGAAGTGATGGAAGATACAATAACAATTGCAAGACCGAGCTCGATAAACCAATTTTTTTGAATGAACCCGAGGCCTGTCGATATCAGAATGATTACGGCAGGAACAATCGCTATGAAGTAAGTCAAAATTAATCATCCTTAGTAGTCCAATAATGCATAGTAGTTGCTACGCACGTATTGGGCTATGGAAGCATCAATCGTCCTTCGGTACCGTCCAGAACAGCTGCACGCCATCGTCGCGCCAGGCGAGGGTGACGTTGTCGTTCTCGCTGATCTCGTCGAGGATGCGCGCCCAATCGTCGGGGCTGTCGCCTTCGGCGCGGAGCAGTACCGCTGATCGGGATTTTTGCGCGGCTGGCGAGTTGATAACCCGCTGAACTCGGGCGCCGAGCAGTTCGTAGGATGAGGGAGCCGCTGCCGGTGATGTATTGCCTTTTGCCATGATGTGACGCCTCGATTACTGTATGCGCATACAGTAATTTGAGATTTGCCCGATGTCACTCTCCATTCTCGGCCGGCATGACCGGCTCGCGCATTTGCTCCCCGAGGCCAAGGAGCTGCGCATCACTGGCTTCCAATCCCCCGCTGAAGACGAGGCTGAGGGCCGGCTCTCGCTTGATGCCCTGACGGGGCTTGGCGCGGCGCACATTTGGGTGGTGGCGGTGACGGACGATTCGCTGATCGGCTTTGGCCTGTACCCCGGCGACCACCTGGTCGTTGACCGCGGTTACGCGCTGACCATTGGCGACTGCCGCCAATACCGGGCGAGGCTGGTGGTGGTCGACCTGGGCGATGGCGGTGGGTATCGCGTGCGCATGATGACGACTGATGAAGAACTCGGGCTGGTGCTGCGCGCGCCTAACCGGTTCACGCCGGATGTGCGCCTGGAATACGAGGAAGACATAGAGGTGTGGGGCACCATCACCTGGATCATCGGGCGGGTGGGGTGAGCCATGCCGATTTTCGCACTGATCGACTGCAACGCCTTCTACTGCAGCTGCGAGCGGATCTGTCAGCCCGAGCTGAAACGTGTGCCGGTGGTGGTGCTCTCGAACAACGACGGCTGCATCATCGCGCGCACCAGTGAGGCCAAGGCCCTGGGCATTCCCATGGGCGCGCCGTACTTCAAGGTACGGGACCAACTGCGCGCCGCTGGCGTGGCGGTGCGCTCGAGCAATTACACGCTGTACGCGGACATCAGCAACCGGGTGATGCGCACCATCGCCGACATGGTGCCAGGCATAGAGGTGTACAGCGTGGACGAGTGCTGGGCTGACCTGGCTGGCGTTGCCAACCTGGAAGGCCTCGGCCGGCAGGTAAGGGCGCGGCTGTTGCGCGATATCGGCATGCCGGTTGGCGTGGGCATCAGCACCACCAAAACGCTGGCCAAGCTAGCCAACTGGGCAGCGAAGAAGTGGCCGGCCACGGGCGGCGTGGTTGATCTGACTGACCCCGCGAGACAGGAAAAGCTGCTGCGCATCGCGCCCGTCGATGAGGTGTGGGGTATTGGCCGCCGGATTGCGCCACAGCTGATGGTGCTGGGCATCAAAACCGCGTGGGACCTGGCGCAGTTCGATATCGCCACGCTGCGCAAAACCTTCGGCGTGACCCTGGAGCGCACCGCGCGCGAGCTGCGCGGCGTGAGTTGCCTGGATATGAACGAAGGCCCACCGCCGAAACAGGCCATCTGCTCAAGCAAGATGTTTGGCGAGAAGCTGCAGGCCTTGGCGCCCATCCGCGAAGCGCTGGCCACCTACGTGACCCGGGCGGCCGAGAAGCTGCGCAGCCAGCAGAGCGTGTGCGGGGCCATTCAGGTCGGCCTGCAGACCCAGGTGCACAACCCTCACCAGCCGCGCTACTCGAACGCACAGAGCGTTGCGCTACCCATGCCCACCGATGACACGCGGGACATCCTGGCGCCCGCGCTGCGCGCCCTGGATGCGATCTATCGACCGGGCTTCAGGTACTCGAAGTGCTCGATCCTGCTGACCGACCTGAGCCAGCGCGGCGAAGTGACGGCGGATCTGTTTGCGCCCGCGGCACGGGCGGGCAGTGACAAGCTGATGGCGGCGGTGGATGCGATCAATAAGCGCGAAGGCCGCGGCACCGTGCGGCTGGGCAGGGTGCCGGTAGACCCGGGCTGGGGCATGAAGCGGGAGATGAAGAGCCGGTGCTACACCACCCGATGGGACGAGGTGATTGGGGTGCGTGGGTAGTTAATACTTTATTAGAGCGCTCACCGGCTAGATGGAATTTTGTCAACTAATTTATCAAGTAGTCTTTGAATATCAACTGGGTAAGAATCTGAATTGACGCTGCTTGGGTGTGATGAAGAAAACAATACTCTTGCCAGCTATGCTTTTAACGCTGCCTTATTGTTTGTCTCCAGCTCAGAGATAAAGCCAGGTAAGGCGTCTAAAGTTAGGTGTAGCTGCTGGTAGATATACTGTTGTGATCGATGCTTGGAGGACTCTCGTGCAAAGTAAGCGGCAGGGATGCTAAGAAGTGCTGACGCAACAAGTCTGTAAATTGTTTGCTCGATGGTTAGAGACTCCAGCGAGTTAATAATGGTATATATCGCAATTGTAGTGGCAGTTAGCATCATTGCAACTGAGTAGTTGCGAAATTTATTGGATAACAATTGCTCGGTACGAGCGCTTTCCTTGTAGCTTTTATAAATAAGTTCATTGGAGCTTTCAGACGCGGCGCGCCTGAAGTCTTTCAGTAATTTTTCCATCTCTGTATGCGCTGCATCAGCCGCGCTTGAGACTGAGTTTTTCTTTTCCTCGAAATCACTTTCGATAGTGTTAACCTGAGTTTTAAGCTCGGCTAGTTTTTTATTTAGTTGATTGCTCTGTAATTCGAAAATTTTTCGAAATGCTGCGAGCTCTTCGATGCTGACGGTTGCTTCTTTCTCCTTGAGGAATCCTTCAGGAACAGTGTATTTGAACGCATCGAATAGTTTTGCGACGACTTCGACAATTATTTTGCGCTCTTGTTCATCTGTACTGTGACTGGCTTCTGTGGCGTCAAGAAGGCTTCTGATTTCCGAGTTTAGTTCCGGGAGTTTGCTAGGGGAGTTACTTTTCTGCGCATTGACTACAGCATTTTTTATATAGGTTGCTAATTCTCTTACGCTTGCTGAAAACAAGTTTTGTCGCAGTTGGATTTCAGTGCAGGCCTCAATGAGAAGGTGTGAGGCTTGAGAAATGCTGTTTCGGCCGGTTTCCATGATTCATCCTTGGTTGAAGTTGGCACTGCATTTTTTATAATGCCTTACTGTAGTCGGTACAGGCTGTATATTAGCTTTGTTAAAAATATTCTTGAAGTTTGAGTCGCAAAGCTAGTCGCTATTACTGGTGACTTCTGGATTGTGTTTTAAATATGTCAAAAATTTTCTTGCTGCACGGTAGTTAATGAAGTCGGTAGAGAAAAGGCGTGCTACAAATATAAAGGCGCAGAACACTCCGCAGCCTGCCAAGAAACCGAGAACATCATATTTTAGCGCCAGCGCCATAAAGTACCCCGCCCCCATAAGAAGAAGCGCGAGCGCCCCAATGATGCTGAGCCCGGCACCTATCTTTTCAAATGACGTGAGTTCAATCTCGGTGACGCCTGTTTGAGTGTCGGTAACGAGGAACTTGGACACTGCCCGGATCTGTTCCCGGCTCCATAGGCCTGTAGCATCAAGCTGCATTAGCCAGTTCATTTTGGCCGGGCTGACCGAGATGCCTGAAGCGATGCGAAACTTCTCACGCTCGATCGCGCTATCCAGATAGTTCGCAATGGGGCGGTCATCTGGGACACCTAACCGCAAGTTGTCTAAGCGTTCAAGACGCTTCCTTACGAAATTCTTGTCATGTAGCTCAGCTGCCTGGCCCAGCATGCCGAGACCCTTTCCCAGTACGCCAAGCGCTGCGACGATTGCCAGCCCGATAACGTGGTAGCCACCCAACAGTGGTTTGATCGATTCGAAAAACTCCATGTAAAAAAGGCCTCTTTCCAGTGATGAGCTATTTTGCCACTACATGGCCACGATCTGCAGTTTCTTCCACTCCCGATCCGCCGCCTTCTGGGCATTCTTCCTGTTGGCATACAGCCTTGCCAGGCGCTTTTGGCGTTTGGGCTCGCCGGCTGTGACTTTCTCCTGCTTGCCATCTTTGGTGCGGTACCAGGCCGCCACGCCGGTGTATTCCTGGGTTTCCCTGTCGGCCAGCTCGTCGACCAATTCGTCCGGTAGCTGGTTTTCCAGCTCGAGCGAAGTGGTGAAGCCGCCGTCTGCGGTGAGGCTGTGCTGCACGTTGCCACCGTGCCAGATGGTGGCGGCGATCTCTTCTTTGATGCCGGTGAGGCTGTAGGTGAGTTCGGGGATCAGATCCGGCCGCGCCCGGGCCAGGCTGTAACTGAGGGTGGCGGTACCGCGCTGGATGCGGCGCCACTCGGCCCGGGCTGCCCGCACGGCGGACTGCTCGTCGGCGTAGGTGTGGCGCAGTTCCTTGAGGTTGTCGCCGCCGCCGGCGATCGCTTCGCGCTTCTTGGCGCTGTTGACGTCGTAGTAGTACGCCCGGGCGCCGCTGTAGGCGTCGCGATCGGCCTGCAGGTAGCGGTGGCTGTCGCCGTCTGCGCGAGTCAGGGTGATGTGGGGCAGGGCAAGGCCGCTGGCGGCGCGCCCGCCGATCATGGGGGTAAACAGCAGCCGGCCGGCTTTGACGGTGGCCACCGCATCGTGCTCGTCGCCCAGGCGGGTGAGCAGGTTGGCGTCAGACTCGCCGGTTTGGTCAACCTGCAGCAGGCGCAGGGCGCCGAGGGCCTGCTCGATGACCGGGGTGAGGCTGTAGGCGCTGGCGATCGCGCGCAGTACTTCGCCGAGGGTGGCGTTGCTCCAGCTGCGTTCGCGCTTGGCCTTGAAGCCCTTGCGCATGTCGGCACTGCGGGCGCGGATGCTGAGCACGTCCGGTGCGCCGCTGTGCTCGAGCTCGTCGACGGTGTAGGTGCCTTTGTCGATCAGCCCGGTGTCGCTCCAGCCGAGCCAGAGGTGCACGGTGGCGTCCTTCGGGGGGATGGCCAGCAGGCCGTCGTGGTCACTGAGCTGGATGTCGAGCGTGTCGGCCTCGATGCCACGGTTGTCTGTCAGGGTGAGGCTGATCAGCCGCGGGGCGATGAGGTTGGCGATATCGGCGCCGTTCACTGTGAGGCGGAACGCTGGTACCGGGTAGCTGGCGTCGCGGGCCATGCCCTCTGCGGCGTCGGTAATAAACCCGGTGACGGCGCGCAGCGCTTCGGTGATCAAAACAGCCTCCGCAGCACGTTGAGCCCGGTGGAAAGGATGTTGCCGAGCAGGTCGACGCGGCCATCGTCGATGCGCTTGAGGCTGATACTGAACTCGATGCGGCGGGCGGCGCCGTCGCGGAAGAACAGGGTGCGGGTTTCGGTAATGCTCTCGATCACCCACACGCCCAGGATGCGGCCGGTGCCTTCGACCAGGGGCCAGGCTTTGCCGGTGTCGGCCATCATGCGCAGGGCGTCGAGCGACATCGCCGAGCCGGCCAGCTCGGGCAGCAGGATGCCGGGCATGGTGATGGCGTCTTCGCCTTTGCCGACGAACTGCCGCGCTGGGTTGGCGCCCACGCGGCTGGTGGTGGGGTGGCGCCAGTCGGTTTGCCGTTGCAGTTCCTGGTAGGCCAGGGTGTGGAGGCTGAACACGAACATGCCGAGTGACATCATCATGTGGGTTAGTCCTGGTCGTTGAGGCGCGAACGAATCCGCGTGGCCTTATTGCGCTCACGCTCGTCGAGCAGCTGGTTGATCATCTGGCGCAGGCCGGCGGTGTCGGTACCGGGCGTGGCGCTGATGTTGAATTCGATGGTGTCGCCCTGGATGACCATGCCACCGCCGCCGGCGGACACGGGCGGGCGGCTGTCGAAGGTGAGGCCGCTGGTGAGCATGCCGGTACCGGCGCTGGTCATGGCTTTGGCGGTGCCGGCGATCTGTTTGAGCACGCCGCCTTCGCCATCTGCCAGGCCCTGGCCGAGACCGGCCATGGTGAAGCCGCCCAGCTGGGCGAACACGCGCGATGGCGAGTGGATGCCGAGCTTCTCTTTGAACCAGCCAATGGCCGCGCCGCCGGCGCCGGTGATGGCCTCTTTCACGCGGCCCAGGCCTTCGGTGATACCGCGCACCATGCCGTCCATGAGCATGCCGCCGAAGTCGGAGAATTTGCCGGGCAGCTCCACGCCGAAGTAGCTCATGACGCCCGCGAACGCCCGGTAGAACAGGCCCAGGGGGCTGAAGTTGAGCAGGGTGGCGATCATGCTGCCGATACCGCCGCTGAAGCCCGCTTTGAGCTCTGCCCAGAGCGCGCCCATGTAGGCCTTCACGGCCTCCCAGTTCTTGTAGATGAGGTAGGCGCCGCCGGCGAGCACGGTGATGAGCAGGCCGATGGGGTTGGCCATGGCGAGGCGGGCGATCCACAGCAGGGCGGTGCCGACAAACTTCAGCGCGGTGACCAGGCCCAGGCTCTTGATACCGAGCAGCATCATGGCGAAGCGCACCATGGCGAACGGGCCGAGCACGCTCGCCAGCGCCAGGGTGATGCTGCCCATTACGGCCATGATGATGCCCAGG